AGGCGCTACTGCAAGTTTGCGGTGAGCGAGTACAGGATACCTATAGCGCCGCATCTCTTGTTCCCGCAGTTCATGAGCGAGCTTGACGAGCGTGACATCGCGCTGCACATGGACTACGTGCTCGTGACCAAATGCGTCGAGATGTGGGTGTTCGGCGAAATAACTGAGGGCATGGCGCATGAGATAGACATCGCCGAAAAGCGGAACATGCCAATCAGATACTTCGATACCAACTGCAAGGAAAGTTACCGTAACTGATTTGATGTTATAAATCCATGTTATAAAAACAGGAGGAAAATAATGAAATTCACAATAAGCACCGCCCGTGTAACGGGTAATGAGAAGAATGTGCTGTACCCCAACAGGAATGACATCAAATGCACGGATGACCTCATATCCGCCGCAGCTTTTGACCATGTGTGCGGCGTGTTCAAGGACAGCAGGCGCAGCGTTGGAAACTTCATCTCATCCGACGTCATTGTGCTTGACTGCGACAACGACCACAGCGATGACCCGTCTGAGTGGATTTCGCCCGAGGGATTTGCCGAGATGATGGGCAAGGTGAGCTTTGCGCTCGTGCCGAGCCGCCATAATCTAATGGCAAAGGACGGCAGGACCGCCCGTCCGCGCTTTCACGTGTATTTTCCGATAAACGTCGTGACGGATGCGGCGCGCTACGCAAAGCTCAAGGCAGATGTGCAGAGGCGCTATCCGTTCTTTGACCCGCAGGCCCTCGATGCCGCCCGCTTCATTTATGGCAATCAGGCGGAAAACGTGATATGGCACGACGGAAGCATGACGATTGACATGACCCTCGGCAAGCGAATAATAGCCGAGGGCAGCCGGAACACCACCATGAGCCGCTTTGCTGGGAAAGTCGTGAAGCGCTACGGCGTGACCGACAGGGCGCACGAGATATTCTTGGAGGAGGCGGCGAAGTGCGAGCCGCCGCTCCCTGATGAGGAACTTTCGACAATATGGCGCAGCGCGGCGAGGTTCGCAAGGCGCGTGCAGCAGGAGGACGGATACGTGCCGCCCGACGAGTACGAGTTTCAGAGCCAGTCAATAAAGCCAAAGGACTACTCTGACATCGGACAGGCCCGAGCGCTCCTTGTGCTTTACGGGGACGAGCTCCTGTTCACGGCGGCGACGGGCTACTTGAGGTACGACGGCACCAGATGGATTGAGTCGCGCCAGCAGGCGGTCGGCGCGATGGAGGAGTTCCTTGACTTCCAGCTGGCCGATGCGGAGGACGCGATAAAAGAGGCTGAGGAGAAGCTGAAATCCGAGGGCGTGACCGATGAGAACATCAGTGGCGGGGCAAAGGCGCTCGCAAAGAAGCTCGGCATGACAGATTCTGTCCTCACCCTCATGGCCGCGCTTGCCTACAAGACATTCGTGATGAAAAGGCGCGACATGAAGTACGTGATGAGCGCGCTCGATGCGGCAAAGCCAATGGTCGAGATAGACACTGACGAGCTTGACCATGACGGGCTCCTTCTCAACACACCCGACGCGACATGGTATCTGCCGGACGGCATGAGCGGACGACGTGAGCACAGCGCGGCGGACCACATAACCAAGGTCACAGCCGTGTCGCCAAGCGAGGACGGGAAGGATTTGTGGCTTGACTCACTTGCAGTGGTGTTCTGCGGCGATGCTGAACTGATCGACTACGTGCAGCAGATTGTCGGCCTTGCCGCAATCGGGAAGGTGTACAACGAGGCCCTCATCATAAGCTACGGCGATGGACGGAACGGAAAGAGCACATTCTGGAACTCAATCGCCGGCGTCCTCGGCTCATACTCCGGAAGCATGAGCGCTGACACGCTCACGGTCGGATGCAAGAGGAACGTGAAGCCGGAGCTTGCCGAGGCGAAGGGCAAGCGGCTCATCATAGCCGCTGAGCTTGAGGAGGGCATGAGGCTAAACACTTCGACCATCAAGCAGCTATGCTCTACGGACAGGATACACGCCGAGAAAAAGTACAAGGACCCATTCACGTTCACTCCGACTCATACGCTGGTCCTTTATACGAACCATCTGCCAAGGGTCGGAGCGATTGACGAGGGCACATGGCGTAGGCTCATCGTTCTTCCCTTCAACGCAACGATTGAGGGGAGCGACGACATAAAGAACTATGCCGACTATCTCGTCAAAAATGCGGGAAAGTACATCCTCTCATGGATAATCGAGGGCGCGGCGAAGGTCATAAGGCAGGGCTACCACATCGACTGCCCACCCGCCGTCAAGGCCGCGATAAGCGAGTACAGGCAGGACAACGACTGGCTCGGGCACTTCTTCGATGAGTGCTGCGAGCTCGGGAGCGAGTTCGACGAAAAATCGGGAAAAATCTATGACGAGTATCGCGCTTTCTGTCTCCGCACTGGCGAGTATGTGAGAAATTCAGCCGAATTTTATGCAGGAATAGAACAGCGCGGAATACGGCGTGCGCGTCGTAAAAATGGAAGATATGTTTTAGGAATACGTCTGAAGACGAAAGATTTCACAAATTAAGGTAAATTTCGACAACGCTTGATATTAAAGGCTTACAGAGATTAGGGTGACACCTTATGACACCTCATTCTTAAAACCCCCTTTAGGGCTGAAAATCTAGGAAAAAATGCCTATAAGGAAAGTTAGCGCGGGAGGTGACAGAGGTGTCACCCAAAGGAGGTATTCCGAGTGGAAAATAGAACAGAAAAAAAGCTCGTCGAGATGACGAAAAAGAACGGAGGACTGGCATGGAAGTTTGTATCCCCAGGAACCGCAGGAGTGCCGGACAGGATTGTGCTTCTGCCTGACGGGAAGGTCGGCTTCGTCGAACTGAAGGACAGAGGCAAAAAACCTCGGCTCATACAGACATGGCGGATGGAGCAGCTCGTGCAGCTTGGCTTCAAGACGTATGTCGTCGACGGCGAGGAGCAGATTGAGAAAGTCCTGCGTGAGATTGGAGGCGAAAAGCCATGAGGTTCATGCCGCATGAGTACCAGAAATATGCCATCGGGTACGTCGAATCGCACGAAGTCTGCGCAATACTGATGGACATGGGACTCGGCAAAACAGTCATAACACTGACGGCAATACAAAATCTTTTATACGACACATTCGAGGTTCGTCGGGTGCTGATCATAGCGCCGCTCCGAGTGGCAAGGGACACTTGGTCCGACGAGATAAGGAAGTGGGACCATCTCAAAAATCTCACATACTCGGTGTGCGTTGGGACACAGGCGGAGAGGCAGGCAGCGCTCATGAGGCGGGACGCAGCGATTGTCATCGTGAACAGGGAGAACGTCGACTGGCTCATAAACGAGAGCGGGCAGCGCTTCGACTTCGACATGATTGTGATAGACGAGCTCTCGTCCTTCAAAAACCACAGGGCGAAGCGCTTCAAGGCATTGATGAAGGCCCGCCCGTCGGTTCAAAGAATTGTTGGGCTCACGGGGACGCCCGCGTCCAATGGATTGATGGACCTCTGGGCTGAGTTCAAGGTGCTCGACATGGGAAATCGGCTCGGCCGTTTCCTTGGAAACTACAGGTCGATGTACTTTGACCCCGACAAGCGGAACCAGCAAATCATATTCACATACAAGCCGAAGGCAGGAGCCGAGGATGCGATATACAGGCGCATCGCCGACATCACGATATCCATGAAGGCAAAGGACTACCTCGAAATGCCGCCCTTGCTCATGCGCGAGGTGCGCGTTCGAATGAACGAGCGCGAGCGGAAGGTGTACGACACGCTCCGCGATGAGATGGTCGTGGAGCTGAAAGGAAAGAAGATTGACGCTGCCAATGCCGCCGTGCTCTCAAACAAGCTCCTCCAGATGGCGAACGGAGCAATCTACGACGGCGGGCACGAGGCCAGAACGATTCATGAGCGGAAGCTTGACGCGCTTGAGGACATCATCGAGGCCGCAAACGGCAAGCCGCTCCTAGTAGCGTACTGGTTCCAGCATGACCTCGACCGCATCAGAGAGAGATTTGAGGTTCGAGAGATAAAAACAAGCAAGGACATACGCGACTGGAACGAGGGCAAAATACCAGTGGCATGCATCCATCCCGCAAGCGCGGGGCATGGCCTCAATCTTCAGTCGGGCGGCTCGACAATCGTCTGGTTCGGGCTTACTTGGAGCTTGGAACTATACCAGCAGACGAACGCCAGGCTCTGGCGGCAGGGCCAGCGCTCGAGGAGCGTGGTCGTGATGCACATCATCGCCGACGGCACGATGGACGAGAGCGTGATGGCAGCGCTCACTCGGAAGGATGAGACTCAGTCGGCACTCATCGAGGCGGTAAAGGCACAGCTGGGGGTGACGTGATGGACCACGAACACGAGTATCAGATGCTCGTCATCGCAATCATCAAGCAGGCCGTGGCGGACTATCGGCACGCCTGCAGGCATGGCCTCAGGGGACAGAAGCACGAGGTGATGAGGTTCCTGAGGTCGGGATGGTTCCGGAGGATGACGGAAACCGACCCCGATTACATAATCGAGAGGCTAAAGAGGGAGGAGCGGGAACATGAACGCAAAGGAATATCTGAGTCAGGCCCTGACTCTGGACAGGGAAATCAACAGCCTGCTGGAGCAGCTTGCATGGCTGAGGGCAACGTCGACGAAGGCAACGTCAATCATAACGGACACGCCTCCGTCGCCGACGGTGAAGTGCGACAAGATGGAGGGCGTCGTCATAAAGATAATCGAGCTGGAAAATCGGATAGACGACGAAATAGACAGGCTCGTCGACCTTCAGCGTGAGATGAGCTACGCAATCTCCGAGATGGACGATGCCGAGTGCAGGCAGGTGCTCCGCCTTCGCTACCTCGCATTCAAGAAATGGAAGGACGTGGCAAAGATCATGCACATGGAGGTGAGGCATGTCTACAGGGTGCACGATGCCGCGATTGAAAAATTTGAAAAAAATTTGAGCGCGGTAAACAAAAGCACTGGAAGTCACCCTGCCCATTGTGATAATATATAATCGCAAGCAAAATAAAGATAAGCCCTTCGGGACACGCTGGTGCCTCGGAAGGGCTTTTTTCATGCCTTTTTACGGAGATGAAACAGAAGTGCCTTGGAAACCAAAGAAGCCATGCAAGTATCCAAACTGCTCAGAACTTACTGACGGAATATACTGCGAAAATCACAGGAAGCAGATGAGCAGGGAGTACGAGAAATTCAGCCGTGACCCCGTGGCAAGGAAAAGGTACGGCTGGTCGTGGCGAAAGATAAGAGCGAGGTTCCTTCACGGGCATCCGCTCTGCGAGATGTGCATGAGGGAAGGCCGAGCGACCAAGGCGACCGAGGTGCACCACATAAAACCGCTCGGGCATGGCGGCACGAACGCTGATGAAAACCTCATGGCTCTCTGCAAGCCGTGCCATTCCAGGATAACCGCAGAGATGGGCGACAGATGGCACGACAGATGACGCTCACGTCCATTTGAAGTGCATATTTATTTTGATGGTTTAATTTTATCGAAAAGGCGTGTCCTCGAAGCCAATAGCGGTGCGAGGTAGGGGGAGGTCAAATCTCCAAAGCCTTGTCCTGCAAGGCCGGGCGTGGGGTCTCACGCACAAAATCGCATATATTTTCTATAGAATAGAGGTGACAGGAATTTGGGAAAGAGAGGACCTGCGAAAGGGACAGGCGGCAGGCCGAGGAAGCCACTAATTGAAAAAATAGCCGACGGCAACATCGACCACCGCCCGACGACTGTCCTTTCGTTTGGAGACATTCCTGACCTCGATGCCGTGGAGATGCCGCCGCCGAATGAGATGCTGTCAGCCGTGCAGCGCGACGGAAGCGTGCTCCAGGCAAAAGAAATATACGAGAAAACATGGACATGGCTGAACGAGCGCGGCTGCGCAAAATTCATATCTCCGGAGCTCATAGAGCGCTATGCCATGAGTGCCGCCCGCTGGATACAATGCGAGGAGGCGGTCAATCGATACGGCATGATAGGAAAGCACCCGACGGTGGGCACTCCGATACAGAGCCCCTATGTCGCGATGGGCCAGAGCTACATGAAGCAGACAAGCCGCCTGTGGAACGAGATATTTGCCCTCGTGCGAGAAAACTGCACGGCGGAATACCAAGGGGACTCGCCTCAGAGCGATGTGATGGAGAGGCTTCTGCGGGCGCGCGGATAAGTCAGAAGAACATGAACAGGAAGAAGTAAAGCGAGACAATGACCTTGCCGGCAAGTGACGCGAGATTGAGCCATGAGAAATGTTTTTCCGTGGCGCTGAAGTACTTGATGAGTGCTTCCTTTGGCGTGTCGGATGAAGCAATCATGCTCAGCAACTTCTCTGTTCGGATGAGTTCCTTTGCCGTGTCCGCAATCATCAGAAGCAGCACGGCGAAGAACACGATGCTGTGCTTCGAATTCAACGGGACATACGAATGGACCAAGGCCATGCCACCAAAATCGAAGCAGTAGAAAATCAGAAGCAGGACGATGAGAATGTTGCGAAGCGCGGAGGGTGACAGCAGCATGAGGATTGTGTCGACGTTGTTTGCGAATTTTTCGGCTCGGCTGTCATGGTAGTACCCTTCCTCGTCGAAGCCGCCCTTCTCCTCCAGCGCGTCCGGACGCTCCTTGAAACGCTTGATGCAGAAATAGCCGTTGTATGCGAGCCAAATCAAGGCATAAATCCTAAGCAAAAAATCCATTTGAAAATCACGCTCCCAAATTCAAATTATACACTATATCAAAAGAGGTGCAGAACCTTGGACACAAAAAAATTCAAGCAAGTTGAAATAGACAAGCTCGTGCCTTACGCGAGGAATGCAAGAACACATTCAAAGGAGCAGATAGCGCAGCTCAGGGCATCGCTTCGAGAGTTCGGCTTCATCACGCCGGCGGTCATCGACGCAAAATATAATATCCTGTGCGGGCATGGGCGCATCGAGGCAGCAAAGCTCGAGGGATATGAGACCGTGCCGTGTGTTTTTGCAGAAAATCTGACAGACGCACAAAAGAAAGCGTTCATTCTGGCTGACAACAGGCTCGCAATGAACGCAGGATGGGACGAGGAGATGCTCGCCCTTGAGATGCAGGACTTGCAGGACATGGCATTCGACACGTCGCTCCTCGGCTTTGACGACAAGGAACTCGCCAAGATTTTCGATGACGGGTCGGATGCGACTGAGGACAACTTTGACGTAGATGCGGAACTTGAAAAGCCTTGTTTCTCAAAAGCCGGCGACATTTGGCACATCGGCAATCACAAGGTCATCTGCGGTGACTCGACAGACATGGCAACATATAAAAAACTTCTTGATGACAAGAATGTAAATCTTGTATGTACTGATCCGCCATATTTGGTCAACCTTCACAGCACGTCGGGGACGATAAAAAATGACGACCTGAACGACGAGCAGGGATATGAGTTCCTGAAGAAGGCATTTTCATGTTTTCACGAGGCGATGGCAAAGGACGCAAGCATATATGTGTTCTACGCGACGGCAAAGGCCCGCATCTTTCATGACGCATATGAGGATGCGGGCTTCAAAGTCGGCGCAGGGCTTGTGTGGAAAAAGGACCGGCTCGTGCTCACAAGAACCGACTGGAAATATATACACGAGCCTATAATATTCGGCTGGCGGAAAGACGGGAAGCACATATGGTACGGCGACCAGAAGCAGACGACGGTTTTTGAGTTCGACAGGATAAAAAGTTCGAAGGACGAGGGCTGCGGGCATCCATCGAGCAAGCCAGTCCCGCTTATCGCATATCTCATAAAGCAATGCACGCAGACAAATGGCCTTGTGCTTGACGGTTTTTTGGGGTCCGCATCGACGCTCATCGCCTGCGAGCAGCTCGGCAGGGTGTGCTACGGCATAGAGCTTGAGCCGAAGTTCGTCGATGTCGCGGTTAACCGATATATCGCGCTAAAGAATGGCAGCGCTGACGGCGTGTTCGTGGAGCGCGGTGACAAAAAAATCCCCTATGATGATGTGGCTTAAAGGCAGAGCCTATGAGGAAGTGACTTTATTTGAGGATAGGGATTATGGATGCCGACCTTGTTGGAAGGAAAAAGCACAGATTTCCCAATCTTGTCTGCATGAAATTATCCGGTTACCACAAGGATAAGGGAGACAAGGTTACACTGTTGACGGATTATTCCTCATTGGACAGCTTTGATAAAGTCTACATTGCAAAAGTGTTCACAGACACGTTCGTGCCGCCCGACCTTCCGAGCAATACGGTCATCGGAGGCACGGGATTTTTTTATGACCGTGCTGAACCGCTTCCTTATGATATTGAACACCATTTTCCGGATTATCACTTGTATGACGATTGGGTGGAGGATCGGCTGCTGAAGGGCGACCGTGCAAAGAATTTTGCATTTTATCGTGATGCGTCGATTGGATATCTGACAAGAGGCTGTTTTCGTCACTGCTCATTTTGCGTAAATAAAAATTATGGTAGAATTTCAAGGAGCAGCGAACTTTCGGAATTCCTGGACAAGGATCGAAAAAAAATTGTTCTTTTGGATGACAATTTTTTCGGTCATCCGGATTGGCGAAAAATGCTTCAGGAACTTCGCGATACAGGCAAGCCATTTCAATTCAGGCAAGGACTTGATGAACGCTTGCTTGATGATGAAAAATGCGAAATCTTGTTTTCTTCCAAGTATGATGGTGAGTTTATTTTTGCTTTCGACAATATAAAGGATGCAGCGATTATTGAGAACAAAATCAAACTCGCAAGGAAGCATACTTTATCTGTAATGCGCTTTTATGTATTATGTGGATTTGACTGGGACGAAAAATGGGACAGCGCATTTTGGCGCCAGGATTTAATGGATTTATTTGCGAGAATTGAAATTTTGATGCGTTATAGGTGCCTGCCGTACATAATGAGATTTAACCGATACCAAGAAAGCCCATACCGTGAAGCGTATATAGCGATAGCGCGATGGTGCAATCAGCCAGGCATGTTCAAAAAATTATCGCTTCGAGAATTTGCCGAAAAAAATGGTGAGCGAAGCGGCTGCTTTAAGGCTGTCAGAAATCTTGAAATGAATATTCCGGAGGCCAGGCATTATATTAATTTAAAATTTCCGGAAAAATAAATTTGACATACCCCTTGCTATTTGTGCCTTTTAGAGTGATGTATATGGTCGCCGGAAGGAAAACATTTAGAAAGCCGAAAGGGGCAAGGAAAATGACAACAATCATTTACAACCAGAATGGCAGAAGCCGCAAGGCATTCGTCGAGGCAATAACGAGCATCATCGGCGCGCCGATGGAATACGAGGGAGCGCCGACATTCGCGTACCGCGTGACGGAGAGCTACATAATCGACAAGAACGGCAACCTCGTAATCGAGGACATCGCCCTCGACGAGGAGGCCGCATACCTGCTGAGAAAACTTCAGGAGCATGGCTACACAGCCGAGAACACCGAGGAGGCAGAGAAGGTCATGGCTGAGAGCATTGAGGCTCACGAAGCTGCACAAGCGCAGGCCACGGCCGAGGCGGAGAACGGTGCCGCCGAGGCAACCGAGGCGCAGGACGAGCCAAGCACGGGCGCGACAGCCGAGCCGCCCGCTGGCGAACCACAGGAGGCCGCACAGGCGCAACCAGAGGGCCCAGCGGAGAACGATGCCGCCGAGGCAACTGGGGCGCAGGACGAGCCAAGCACGGGCGCGACAGCGGCGACGAGCACGACGACCGAGGATGCCGACGACCTTGACGGACAGAGGTTTGTCATTTCATACCCAAGGGAGATGTTCGACAACCATACGCTCGACAACCTCGATGCAATCATTGAAAGCAAGGGCAAGCTGATGAGGCACGCCTTCCTCACCGAGAGCATTGACTACAAGGTCAGCGATGACAGGGTGACATTCCCTTGGTTCCACTTAGGGCCGGATGACAAGGATGGCGAGGCATTCGCATACACGCTTTTCCTTGACAGGCTCATCAAGCTGGCGAAGGACACGACGCGCATCACCTCCAAGCCGAGGCTGGTGCCAAACGAGAAATATGCATTCAGGTGCTTCCTGCTTAGGCTCGGCTTCATAGGAGATGAGTACAAGGGCGCGCGGAAAATTTTGCTTCGAGCCCTGAGCGGCTCCTCGGCATTCAAAAGCGGCCACAAGAAGGAGGGCGCAGAAAATGCTTAAGGTTCCCAACAAGGAAATGCTTGGGATGCTCCGAAAGGAGTATCCTGCGGGAACGAGGGTCGAGCTTGTATCGATGCCGCCCGACGGATATTCGCCGCCGCCGCCAATCGGAACAAAAGGCACAGTCATATCGGTTGACGATGTCGGAACAATCCACGTCGCATGGGACAACGGCTCATCGCTTGGCGTGACATTCGACACGGACAAGTGCAGGAAAATACAATAAAGCCTTAGCCTTGGGCGGCAGCAAGCCGCCCTTGAGGCAGTAGGAGGCGAAACAAATGAAAACCTATATAGCATACGGAAGCAACCTTTACCCCAATCAGATGCTCCGGAGATGCCCAGACGCGAAATTCGCCGGCACGGGCAAGCTGATTAACTGGCAGCTTGTGTTCCAGAAGTCGAGGACCGGCTTCTATGCCAACATCGTGCGAAGCCGCGGAGGCATCGTGCCGGTCGTCATGTGGCGGCTGACGGAGAAGGACGAGTCGACGCTCGACATATACGAGGGATTTCCATCCTGCTACAAAAAGCAGACGCTGATTGTACGGGAGGTCAAGGACGAGAACGGCGCGGAGCGCAACGACGCGAGGGGCATGGCTTACATTCTCCCTTCCGACCGCCCGTACGGCATGCCGTCCTGCCGGTATTACTCAATCCTCATGTATTCCTATGGCCTTTGGAAATTTCCAAAGGACATTCTTGACGATTCAATTATTGCCACCCAAATCGCGAAGCAAAGCAATTCGTTCGCGCTGAAACTTCAAAAATCCAATAAAGACACGGGAGTATAAAGTATACAATCCCGAAATCGCTTGCTATTACTGCCTTTCAGAGTGATGTATATACACGCAAGAAGCAAAGCACACACACTTTTGAAAGGGGCAAGCAAAAATGAGAAACCAGACATTCGGAACCGAGATTGAGCTTACGGGTGCAACGAGGAGAACGGTGGCAAAGGCGATTGCCGAATACTTCGGAACCAGCGCGACATACGAGGGCGGCGCGTACCGCGAGCTCCACGTGAAGGACAACAAGGGCAGGACTTGGAAGGTCGAGCGCGATGCAAGCATCAAACCGCAGGAAAAGGATGGAGCAGGAAGGAAGATTTCCGCAAGCGACGAGTACAAGGTCGAGATTGTCACCCCAATCCTTTACTACGATGACATCGAGACACTGCAGGAGGTCGTGAGGACGGTCAGAAAAGCCGGAGCATTCCCGAACAGCTCCTGCGGGATGCACGTCCACGTCGGAGCGGACGGCTTCACACCGCAGACACTCAGGAACATCGTGAACATCATCGCCAGCAAGGAGGACCTCCTCTACAAGGCGCTGAAGGTGAACCAGAGCCGAGAAGGATACTGCAGGAAAACGAACGAGAACCTCCTGAGGGTCATCAACGAGAGAAAGCCAAGGACGATGGCGGAACTCAAGAGAATTTGGTACGAGAGCCAAGGATGCACCTACGGAATGAACCAGCACTACAACGACAGCCGCTACCACGACCTCAACCTCCACGCGACATTCACGAAGGGCACGGTCGAGTTCAGGCTTTTCAACTCGACGCTCCACGCAGGCGAGGTCAAGGCAAACATACAATTCTGCCTGGCGGTTGCCTACAAGGCAAAGACGACGAAGAAGGCAATCTACCGCCGAACGGTAACGGACAACGAGAAATACGCATTCAGATGCTGGATGCTTAGGCTCGGGCTCATTGGCGACGAGTTCAAGACCTGCAGGTTCCACTTCCTGAAGAACTTGGCAGGAAACTCAGCCTGGAGGCACGGCATCCAGTAGGAACAAACCACCCAAGGCGGCACGAGCCGCCCTTTTGGTGGTAGGAGGCGAATTTAAAATGAAAAAAATCTACATCGCGTACGGAAGCAACATCGTGAGGAGCCAAATGGCATACAGATGCCCCGATGCGAAAATCGTCGGCAAGGGAGTGCTCAAGGGCTGGCGGCTCCTGTACAGGAGCGGCTACGCCACCATCGAGCCGGAGGAAGGAGAGACGGTTCCGGTGCTCGTCTGGAAAGTTTCGGCGGCCGACGAGGCGCGCCTGGACCGCTACGAGGGCTTCCCAGACTTCTACTTCAAGGAAACCCTCAAGGTCGAGGAGCTTTTGCCCGTGTCGGGCGGCAGCGGCCCTGCAGGGGCAACGGAAATCGAGGGCATGGCGTACATAATGGTTGAGGGGCATCCGACTCGTCTGCCGGCCAGAAGCTACATCGAGCCAATCCTTGAAGAATGCGACACGCTCGGAATCAGCACCGACGCGCTGCGCAAAGGGCTCATATTGAGCAGCATGGAGAATTAAAATACATAAAAATACTTCACATTACCCTTGATAAATAAGCCTTTCAGAGTGATATATGTGTATGCCGAAGGGCAAACAAAAAAATTTCTGGAAGGGGAATGCAAAATGATTGAAGAAGCAGTAAAGAAGCAAATACTTGAGGTCAGGGACACGGGCAGAACGAACATGTTCGACGTGAATACCGTTCAACGGATTGCATTCGAGATGGGGCTTTACGAGCTGGTCTGCTACCTTGAGGACAAGAGCAAGAGAAAGGAATATGCCGGTTTCATCATGTACGGCGAATGAGAGCCGCCCGAAAAGCCCCAGAACTGGGCTTTTCGTTGTGAAAAAATACATAAAAATACTTCACATACCCCTTGATAAATAAGCCGTTCGGAGTGATATATGTACATGCCGAAGGGCAAACGAAAAGAATTTTTGAAAGGGGAAAACAAAAAGATGAATGAAAAAGTGAACGAGTATTTCGAGGCAAGGCTTGAGGCAGCGATGAGCTACGAAAAGCGAGTGAAGGAGCACAAGGAGGAGCTCGAGAAAATCTGGTCGGACGAGAGCCTTTCAAGTGAGGAGAGCGAGGCAAAGGAAGAAGCCTGGTATAAGGAGCGCGACGAGCTCATCGCGAGCCGCCCGTACAGCGAAGGCGACTGCTACGCATTCAGGGCATGGGACAACAGCATCGAATGGGAATGCGAGGAGCTTGATGTCAACGATATGCCATTCAAGAAGGACATCAAGGATTTCGTGAACGCGCTTCGCGAAAGCGGGTGCAAGGAATTCATCCTGACGGACAAGTCAAGCGCGCTGATGGAAAACCTCCACGAGCTTGAGCGCCAGGGTTGCAAACTGGAAGGGCTATGCACAAGCACAAGAACCAAGAAGCATTCATATGGAAACGAAACAGAGAAACGCGAGGGAATCAGAATAAGCATCTGAAAGGCAATGGGAAAGCGGAGCCGCACGGCTCCTTTTTCTCGTTTCCTTTGAGAAAAATACAAAAAAATACTTTACATTTCGCTTGCTATTAGCTCCCAAAAGAGTGATGTATGTACATGCCGAAGGGCAAAACACCACTTTGAAAGGGGAACAAGGAAATGGAAAGATTTGCAGAAATCATCGCGGAGAACAAGAAGTACGTGGAAATGCTTGAAAGAGGGGCGAGCGTAGCGGAGCAAGTGCATCAGCTTGAAATCTGCAAGGCATGCATAGACCGCATAATCAACGAGGGCAGGATGTATGAGTACAGCGAGTATTTCGAGAGCGTAAGGAAACGGCAAAAGCGCGCATGACAGACGGGAAAGCGGAGCCGCAGGGCTCCTTTTCTCGTTGCCCCTCAGAACGCACACGTTGCCCCGTGTCGCAAGCCAGCCGCGCCGCCCGATTAAACCATCGTCGGGCGGCACAGGGGCGCACGTCGGAAAATAAACTTAAAAAATCGCTTGCTTTTTGTGTGCTTAAGAGTGATATATATACACGTGCAGAGGCACAAAACAAAATTCTGAGAGGGGCAAACGAAAATGTTCAAAGAGGGAAGCATGGAGCAGGACGGCAGGATTTTCCGCTACGAAATCAAGCACTTCGATGAGCCAAGCGAGTACGGCATCGACGGCGGCAGGATTTCAAAGCTGGAAATCATGGACGGCGAGAGGACGGTTGCGAAGTACGAGCGCGGCTGGGATATCAGGCCGAGCAGCAAGAGCGCAAAGGCGAGCGTCGACCTTCTGATGAAAAAGTACAACTAGGGAAAAATGAAAAGGGAGCCGCGCGGCTTCTTTTTTTGTGGGTGATAAATTTTGATGAGAAAGCTGAAGGACTACAAGCCTACGAGGTTCATGGCAAATGGCTCGGGCTACGACAAGCGGGCGGCTGACTATGCCGTAAGCTTCATCGAGTGCCTGACGCACACGAAGGGAAAATGGGCCGGCAAGCCTTTCGAACTTATCGACTGGCAGGAAAGAATCATACGGGACGTTTTCGGAATATTGAAGCCGAACGGCTACCGCCAGTTCAATACCGCCTATGTCGAGATACCGAAGAAGATGGGCAAATCGGAGCTTGCGGCAGCCGTGGCGCTGCTCCTTTGCTGCGGCGACGGGGAGGAGCGGGCGGAGGTTTACGGCTGCGCGGCCGACAGGCAGCAGGCAGCGATTGTTTTCGACGTGGCGGCAGACATGGTGCGCATGTGCCCTGCGCTCGGGAAAAGAGTAAAACTTCTTGCCTCGCAGAAAAGGATTATCTACATTCCGACGAACTCATTCTACCAAGTGCTTTCAGCAGAGGCGTATTCGAAGCACGGCTTCAACGTGCATGGGGTCATATTTGATGAGCTGCACTCGCAGCCGGACAGAAAACTTTTTGACGTCATGACGAAGGGATCGGGCGACGCGCGGATGCAGCCGCTGTATTTTCTGATTACCACTGCCGGCTCGGACACGCACACGATCTGCTACGAGGTGCATCAGAAGGCAAAGGACATCCTATCTGGAAGAAAGATTGACCCGACATTTTATCCTGTGATTTACGGCGCGGATGAGGGCGATGACTGGACGGACCCCGAGGTGTGGAAGAAGGCGAACCCGTCGCTTGGGATAACCGTCGGGATTGAAAAGGTGGAGGCCGCCTGCAGCTCGGCCAGACAAAACCCAGCCGAGGAGAACACGTTCAGGCAGCTCAGGCTCAACCAATGGGTCAAGCAGTCCATAAGGTGGATGCCGCTCGAGAAATGGGACGCCTGCAATTTTTCAGTCCTGCCTGACGAGCTTCGCGGGCGGGTGTGCTACGGCGGCCTTGACCTATCGTACACGACCGACATCACCGCGCTGGTGCTCGTTTTCCCGCCCGAGGACGATGAAGGGAAGTACGAGGTCCTTCCTTTTTTCTGGATACCGGAGGAGTGCCTTGACCTGAGGGTGAGACGCGACCATGTGCCGTACGATGTGTGGAAACGCCAGGGATTTCTGCAGACGACCGAGGGCAACGTCATCCACTACAAGTTCATCGAGAATTTCATCTGCGAGCTCGGCGAGAAGTACAACATACGCGAGATAGCGTTTGACAGATGGGGCGCGGCGGAGATGGTGCAGGACCTTGACGACGACGGCTTCACGGTTGTGCCGTTCGGTCAGGGCTTTGCCTCGATGTCGCCGCCGACGAAGGCGCTAATGAATTTGACGCTCGAGAAAAAAATCGCGCATGGCGGAAATCCCGTCCTGCGGTGGATGATTGACAACATCATGATCCGCACGGACCCTGCCGGCAACATCAAGATTGACAAGGCAAAGTCGACGGAAAAGGTGGACGGCGCGGTCGCGCTGGTCATGGGACTCGACAGAGCAATCAGATGCGGGACGGACGATGGCTCAAGTGTCTACGACAGCAGGGGGCTGCTGCTCATCTGAAAAAATACACAGAAATACTTTCAAAACCCCTTGATAAATATGTGGTTCAGAGTGATGTATATGAATGTCCAAAGGACAACACAAAATTTTGAAAGGGGCAAACAAAAATGAAAGAAACAAAGGCAATGGCAATCATCGAGGAGACGGCAAGGAAGTACGGCTTCAAGGCGGACGGCACGGACGCGACGATAAGCGATGTCACCATAAGGAGTGGCAAGGTCGTGAGCTTCGACGTTTGGTTCAAATATGACCTCGCGGAGTACGGTGAGAAAAAAAGAGCGCACGGCACGATGACCTTCGGCGCCTGCATCGCGAGCATGGGCGGAAGCCCAACGCCTGACGAGCTCGACGCAAAGGCCGACGAGATACACAGGGCGGCAGGGCTTGTGCGCGAGCTCAGCGAGAAGGTCAAGGACGTCACAATCGAGTTTTTCTGAGAGCAGAATAAAGGCCGCCCGCGGGCGGCTTTTTTCGTGCCAAATTTTGGGAGGTTTTACATATGAATTTCTTTTCAAAACTTTTCCGCTCAAGGGACAAGCCGAAAAACTCAATAGGCGGGCTTTCGTTCTTCTTCGGGCACACGACTGCAGGGAAAGTCGTGAACGAGCGGACGGCCATGCAGGCAACGGCTGTGTACGCATGCGTGAGGATACTTGCGGAGTCAATCGCGGGGCTGCCGCTGCATCTCTACAGGTATCGCTCGGGCGGCTTGGAGGTCGAGACGCAGCACCCGCTCTACCGAATACTGCACGATGAGCCGAACCCCGAGATGACGAGCTTCATCTTCCGCGAGACGCTTATGAGCCATCTGCTGCTGTGGGGGAACGCATACGCCCAGATACTCCGCGACAGGGGCGGGCGGGTCATAGGGCTTTACCCGCTTCTCCCCGACAGGATGGACGTGAGCCGCGACAATGTCACGGGCGAGATTTACTACACATATACCCCGTCGAGCGACGACAATCCGAACATAAAGGGAATAAGCTCCATAAGGCTCAGGCGCGAGGATGTCCTGCACATTGCGGGCCTTGGCTTTGACGGGCTTGTCGGCTACTCGCCGATTGCGATGGCGAAGAACGCAGTGGGGATATCGCTTGCAACGGAGGAGTACGGCGCATCGTTCTTCAAAAACGGCGCGACGCCGAGCGGGATACTCGAGCATCCAGGCGTCCTCAAGGACCCCGAGAAGCTCCGTGAAAGCTGGCAGGAACAGTTCAGCGGGCAGAACACGCACAAGATAGCCGTGCTCGAGGAGGGCATGACGTTCAAGCCGATGTCCATACCGCCCGAGGAGGCGCAGTTCCTCGAGACGAGGAAGTTCCAGATTGACGAGATTGCGAGGATATTCAGAGTTCCGCCGCACATGGTCGGCGACCTCGAGAAATCATCGTTCTCGAACATCGAGCAGCAGAGCCTCGAATTCGTGAAGTACACGCTCAACCCTTGGGTGGTGCGCTGGGAGCAGGCCATGCAGAAGGCGCTTCTGCTTCCGTCGGAAAAGCAGATGTACGGCATAAAGTTCAACGTGGACGGGCTGCTTAGGGGCGACTACAAGAGCCGCATGGACGGCTATGCCGTCGGGCGGCAGAACGGCTGGCTCTCGGCAAACGACATAAGGTCGCTTGAGAACATGAACCCGATACCCGATGAGGAGGGCGGCAACCTCTACCTCATCAACGGCAACATGACAAAGCTCAAGGACGCAGGGCTATTTGCCGGCAAGACGGACGGGGCAGAGCAGAAAGGAGATACAAATGAAACATAAATTTTGGAACTGGGTCAGGAACGAGGAGACGGGCGAGCGCATCCTCATGCTGAACGGCGAGATTTCTGACGAGACATGGTACGGCGATGAGGTCACGCCTGCCATTTTCCGCGACGAGCTTCTTGACGGCGAGGGCAATATCACGCTCTGGATCAATTCGCCAGGAGGGGACTCCTTCGCGGCAGCGCAGATATACAACATGCTCATGGACTACAAGGGAAAGGTCGATGTGCGTATCGACGGCATTGCTGCATCGGCGGCCTCCGTGATTGCGATGGCGGGCGACACTGTCTCAATGTCGCCCGTGGCCATGATGATGATACATAATCCCATGACGGCGGCAATCGGCGATACGGCTGAGATGAAGAGAGCCATAAACATGCTGTCCGAGGTCAAGGAAAGCATAATAAATGCGTATGAGATGAGGACGGGCATGAGCAGATCGAAAATCTCGAATTTAATGGATGCGGAGTCATGGATGAACGCAAGGAAGGCAGTGGAACTGGGCTTTGCAGACAGGATACTTTTTGCCGACGGCGAAGATGGAAGCGACGCTCCCGAAGGTTATATTTTTTCGCGGGCGGCTGTCACGAACTCAATCCTGAGCAAGCTGAAAGAAAAATCCGCAGCAAAGCCCTTGAATGAGAAAAAAGAAGCAGGGCCGCTTAAAAGGCGGCTTTTTTTAATTCACTGAGGAGGACAACGAAATGGACAAGATCATGGAACTTATCGAGAAACGCGCAAATCTCTGGGAGAACACCAAGGCATTCCTTGACGAGCACACCGACAAGGACGGCAAAATCTCCGCAGAGGACTCGGCGACCTATGAGAAGATGGAAAAGGAGGTCGTCGACCTCGGGAAGAACATCGAGAGACTCGAGCGCCAGGCGGCAATCGATGCATCGCTCGCAAGGCCGGCGGCGAAGCCCATCAGCAACAGTCCGCAGAAAGACATTCAGGAAAAGACGGGCAGGGCGTCGGACGAGTACAGGAAGGCCATGCTCGACGCAATCCGCACGAACTTCCGCAAGGTCTCGGATGTATTGCAGGAGGGCGTCGATACCAGCGGAGGCTACCTTGTGCCGGAGGAATACGACAGAAGGCTCATCGATGTGCTTGACGAGGAGAACATCATGCGCGGCCTTGCCACCAAAATCACCACAAGCGGCGAGCACAAGATAAACATTGCTGCGACGAAGCCTGCGGCATCGTGGATAGAGGAAGGCGGTGCCATCCAGTTCGGCGATGCGACCTTCGACCAGATCCTCATGGACGCGCACAAGCTCCATGTCGCCATAAAGATTACCGAGGAGCTTCTGTACGACAACGCCTTCAACCTTGAGGGGTACATTATCACCCAGTTCGGCAAGGCAATCGCCAATGCCGAGGAGGAGGCTTTCCTGTACGGCGACGGCAAGGGCAAGCCTACTGGCCTCTTCACGCAGGCGCAGCTTGGCGTCACGACGAACGGGACGGAAATCAAGGGCGACGACATCATCAACCTCATTTACTCGCTCCGCCGCCCGTACCGCCGCAACGCCTCGTTCATCATGAACGACTCAACCATCGCGGCGATAAGGAAGCTGAAGGACAACAACGGAGTCTATCTGTGGCAGCCATCATACCAGCTCGGCGAGCCGGACCGCATCTTCGGCTATGCCGTCCACACCTCGCCGTTCGTTCAGGGGCTTGCGGCCGGCAAGACAGTCGCGGCATTCGGCGACTTCAGCTACTACAACATCGGCGACAGGGGAGCGCGCTCGATGCAGGAGCTCAAGGAGCTGTTCGCTGGCAACGGCATGGTAGGCTACCTCATGAAGGAGCGCGTCGACGGCATCCTTGTGCTGCCCGAGGCCGTGCAGCTTCTCAAGGTAAAGGGCGGCACATCGTCCAGCACATCGTCGAAGGGCGTCTGATTGAGCCACATGGGGAGTGATGATGCATGGTGGTGAGTCTTGACGAGGCAAAGTCATATCTTCGCGTCGACGGCGATGAGGACGACGCGCTCATAATGTCAATCATGGCGGCGGCCAAGAGGATGTGCATGGACGTTGCGAGGATTGAGGACAGCGCGGCGTTCGAGGCGCTCGGCGACCAAGCGAAGCTGGCCGTGCTCTATGCGACGGCTTACCTCTACGAGCACCGCGAGGAGGCAGACCACCACGACCTGACGCTGACGCTCAGGTCCCTTCTCTTCGGGGCACGTGAGGAAAATTTCTGAGGGGAGGACTCAAAAATTGCACATTGGACGCATGCGCCATAGGATACAGATTTTCAGGCCGGTGACCACTGCCGATGACTCGGGCGGGCGGTCGACAAGATGGGAGCTCGACTCTACATTATGGGCGGACATCCTTAGACCAAGATTTGCCGACACGACAGCTGAGGGAAGCCACAGCGTAATACTCACGCAGGGCATCCTCATAAGGCGGCACGACGTGAGGCAGGGCTGGCGAGTGGTCCTCAGCGGCGACAGCTACAGCGTCATCCATGTGGATGACAGCCAAGCGGGAGAGACGACACTGACATGCAAGGAGGTGAGCAAATGAGCGCGCTGAGGATATACTCGAACCTTGAAAAGGAAGTGTTCAAATCACTGCGGGACATAAGCAAGTACGACGCAGGGGCACAGGCACGGATACGGGCCGCGCTCAGGAGCGGAACTGAGAGAGTCAGGGACGAGGCGAAGGCCAGAGTTCCCGTAAGGACGGGAAGACTCAGGCAGGGGATAAAGTACGAGATGAACGTCAAAGGTAATCAAGGCATAGTGCGCTCCACGGCCCCGCACTCGCATCTGGTTGAATTCGGCACAGGGGTGAGCGTCGTGGTGCCGCGAAGGAAAAAGGCGCTCAAATTTCTCGGCCGTTTCTCCATGATAAACGTCATCCCCGCCCGAAAGGCGAGGCCGTTCATGCGCCCTGCCTTTGAGAAGGAGAAGCCCGAGATTGAGAGAAGCATACGCGAGGCGGTGAAGCCAAAGTGATACAGAGGCGGGTGCCGTTCGCGGCATTTCAGAAGGCAGTATACAGGCTGCTCAGGGAGACAATCTCTGCGAGGGTATACGACGACGTTCCGCACGGAGCAGAAAAGCCGTATGTCACGCTCGAGCATTTCACGTCGAAGATGGGCGGGTCGAAGCTTGACTCGACGTCGAGCGTATCCCTCACGATACACATCTACAGCGACTATGAGGGCAAGAGCGAGGTCAACAGGATAATCGACGAGATATGCACGGCCTACTCATGCTGGGAGCTTGACCTCAGCATGAGCAGCTTCCGTGTGGTAGCGCAGGACGTTGACTTCGTGGAGGTCTTGCCGGAGGAAGTGACCGGCTACCACGGCGTGGTCACGGTCACGGCATTGATACAGGACACATCAGGAGGACTGATTTAACATGGCAATTACAGCGGACAGGCTTCCGACGCCGGCCAGCACGACAACGGCGACGGTAGGCAAGGACTTTCTTATTTATGTGAACACTGGGACCAGCGAGGCGGATGCCAAGTGGACGGTCGTCGGCGGGCAGCGAAACTCGAAGCTCAGCCTCAAGGCCGACGAGGTCGATGTCAGCGACAAGACGTCGGGCGGCTGGGGCGCAAAGCTCGCCGGCACGAGGCAGTGGAGTTTTGAACTCTCGGGCCTTGTGATGCTGAACGACGACGGCGTGAGCGCACTTCAGGCACTTTTCCTTGCCGGAAAGCTCGCCCATGTGAAGTTCGAGTACCCCGACAAGAAATACCAAGTCGGATGGGCTGCCATAACGGATTTCTCGTTCGACACGCCTCACGACGGCGCGGCTACCCTCACGGGCACGCTCTCGGGCAACGGCCCGCTTTCGGACATCATTGACCCGTCATCTGCGTCGGGCGGCACCAGCGAGTGACGCTTCTGAGGAGGAACACGCATGCAGAATGACAAGACAGTAAAGCTGGCGGACGGAAAGACAATCCGCATCTGCTTTACCATAAAGACACTTCGCCAATTGGAAAAGGCGCTCGGCACATCAATCATTGCCCTTTACTCCGTGAACACTGACAGGGCGTTTGCGATTGACACAATCGTCAACGGGCTGAAGGCAGGGACGGACGACGTCATATCGGATGACGACGCATTCAATCTTCTTCAGTCGCATTGCGATGCGGGCGGCAGCCTCGAGGAAGTGGGCGCGTCGATAATGGAGGCAGTGCTTGCGACGGGGCTTTTCGACAGGCGAAAAAAGCCGAAGGCCGACAGGAAGGCGGGGTGACTTGTCGGTCGTTTGAGGAGTGGGCGACGGAAAGCGAGAAAGTTGCATACGCTCTTGGCCTGAAGCCTCGGGAGTTTGATGACCTGCAGCCGTCGGAGCTTCTGAAGATGGTTGACGGATACAGGGAGAGAACGAGGCGCGAGGACGAGAGAAGGGCATACTTCACATCGTGGGCAATAGCGCCGATGACGATGAAGCCGCCATCACCCATTGACATCGTGAGACCCCTTTATCCTGCGGAAACCGCAGCCGAGGAGAAGGCGCGCCGCGAGGCTGACGAGGCCGCGCTGAGGCGTGACTTCGGCATGGAGTAAAAAAAGCATAAAAAAAGTGCCCTCCTTGTCGGAGGGCATACAACGTGTCTTTGAGGATTATTATACAGCAAACGCTGAACAGGGGGAAGTGGAAAAATGTCTGTCATATCGGAATTGCTCATAAAAATAGGCGCTGACACGACGGGGCTCGACAAGGGAATGCAGGACGCCAAGAGGAGCATAGACAAGGCAATGGACCCTGCCCCCATAAAGACAATGCAGGAAGCTATGGGCGGCATAACGTCGACCCTCGGGAAAGCTGCCACGGCAATGGGCGCCTTCACGGTAGCGGCTGGCTCCCTCGGCGGCCTGCGCTCCCTTGTGACGAGCGCGATACAGGCTGGGTCGAACGTGCACCAGCTGGCCGAGAGGCTTAGCATCACCTACGGCGAGGCCGTGAAGCTGTCGCGGATACTGTCGCTGACGGGAGGCGATGCGTCGACATTCACGTCGGCCATGACGCGCCTCGACAAGACGGTCACATCGGCCAACGAGCAGGGCGAGAGGGCAAGGGCAATCCTCGCGGCCGTTGGGTCATCCATGACGGACGAGTCCGGAAAGCTCCTCACGCTCAACAGCCAGCTTGAGAGCCTCGCTGCAGGCTACAGGAAGGCGTACGACGCCGGATACGGGCAGGAGTTCCTGATGAACACCCTCGGCGTTAAGGGCCTCGCGCTCGCCGACACGCTCCGCGAGTACAGCGAGGCAGCCGAGAGGGCATCCAAGATAAAGGGCATCGGCATCGACCCGCTTCAGATGGACAGGATGCAGAAGCAGCTCGAGCTTGTCGACATGGAGACAAAACAGGTGGGGCTTGCGTTCGGCAATGCACTGGCACCAGTGGTTGGCGAGATGCTTCCATCAATCATGTCGGGCCTTTCGGACACGGCATCGTTCCTCGCGAGGAACAAGAACGAGATAGCGGGCGTGACCAAGGCCACGTTCAACCTTCTGTCCGCGATAGCCGTGATAAAGGCCACAGTCTCCGCAGGAAACTTCCTCGGCGGGCTGTGGCGTAGGGCAACCGCCACGGCAATCGTCGCCGAGGAGACCCTCACGGCGGAGCAGGAGAAGGCAATAGCCAGACGCATATCAATCATAGAGCGTGAGGCCAACAGGCGCGAGCAGCTCGCCATAAAGACAGCCATCAAGGAATCAAAAAGTGCCGAGGAGACCGCCGCCCGCATAGAAATCGAATGCGGGAAGATAGAGAAAAAGGCGCAGGAGACAGCGTCGAAGGTAAGGCTCGCCATGACGGAGGCGTTCAGAAAATCGGCAACGGCGGCGCAGGAGTCAAGTGCCTCAACCGTCACGGCAATGGAAAAAGAAGCATCCGCTGCAACTGCGGCAGCGGCTTCCGCATCAAAATCGAAGGCATTGAGTGCCGCCGCGACTGCCAAGGAGGCTGAGGCAAACGCGGCTGTCATTGTCTCGGAGAACGAGAAGGGCATCGCCGCGACGGCGGCGGGCGAGAAATCCGTCAAGGCAAAGGGCGAGAGCACGCTCGCGGCAAAGGCTGAGACTGCGGCCGTGAATGAGACCGCTGCGGCGGAGGCCAGAGCCGGAGCGGCGAGCCTCTCAGCGGGCGGCAACATGGTTAAGAGCACAGGCAGGGCAATACCGCTGGTAAAGGGTCTCACGGACACTGTCTGGGCGCTCGCGGGCGGGTGGCTCGGCGTTGCCGCAGCCATAGGATACGCGACATACAAGCTGCTGGACTGGAAAAAAGAAAAAGCTGAGGACGAGCAAAACCGCACGTACTATATCGACGGCCAGAAGTACATCGAGAAGGACGGGACGTTCTACGAGTCAAGCTACAGCTACGACGACATGGACGTCGACAGCATGCCGAGCGTTACCGAGCGCGAGGTCACGGATGAATCCAGGAAGGAGCAGCTGAACAGCGCATGGTTTGAGAGGCACAAGGACGATGATGACTACGTCGCGCAGCTTGAGGATGAGGAACGGAAGGCCGAGCAGGAAAAGAGCAGGGCGGAGATTGAGGCGCTCATGGCGGAGCTTCAGGGCGGCGTGGGCGATGATGCGGCAGCCTCGGCGGCAAAATCGCCTGAGGCGAAAACATACACCGAGACCGTGCCGATCGGGCTTGTCGCGCTCGAGAACGCGCAGAGCCATCTCGAGGACGATGCAGACACCTTGTACGATGCCTCGGCAGGCGTAAGCGAGCAATGCGCGGCATTCCTCTCATCGATATACGGCGAGGAGCTTGGAATTGAGGGGCTCTACAGCGTGAGAGGCGACGTGCTCGAGGAAAGGTTCCGCGACGCAGGGGCGTACCATGACGCAGGCGGGGACTACGTCCCACGAGTGGGCGACATGATTGAGTGGGACAACCACGTCGGGATGTACGCTGGCGACGGCCAGTACATAGCGAGGAACTCAACAGGCGGCGTCCATCAGGGATACATGAGCGAGGCCGAGGATTATGGCTTCGGAAACCTCGTGGGCTACGGCTCCATTGACGAGTACACGGGGAACATGACGATTTCCCGCACGACCGACAGCGACACTGGAACTGGCAAAAGGCTGCAGGAACTGGCTCGGGCGGGGCAGGACTTCTCGAGGCTCTACACAGGGATGCAGCAGGGCGTGCTGAAGTCAAATGGCACCACATACGAGCAGGACATGTTCGACCTTCTGGACGATGTGCAAAGGAAACAGCAGGAAATAAGGAAACTTTCTGCCCGAGGCATCGATGATGACTCAATAAAAAGAGCCGAGGACGAGCTCGCCGAGTACACGAAGGCAAAGCTGGGTGATGTGAAGAAGAAGCGCGCCGAGGCACTGGAAGATATGCGCGACTCAACCAGGAGCACATTGTCTGAGGTTACAAGCGACTACGAGGCCGCAGCTGAGGCGCAGTACAAGGCTACCGTTGACCGCCTTGACAGGGAGCGTGATGACAAGGAGAAGGCCGTCATGCGCGACAAGGAGGACACGGAGAGCCTCAACGCAGTGAACGAGTGGTACGAGGCAAACCGCAGGAAGGCCCAGAAGGAACTTGAGAAGTCAAGGCGCGAGGCACACAACAGAAGGCTCTCTGACCTCATGGAGGAGGGAAACCTCGCGGCCGTGATGGAGGAGATGGGAAGCCCGCGCGAGCAGGAGCACATCAACCTCGACGGCCAGCAGAAGCTGGCAAACGAGTATGTCTCCCTGTGGAGGGAGGCACATAAGTCGATATACGGCGAGATTGCCGAGGCAGGAGCCAACCTTTACAGTTCCCTGACCGACAGCATCAAGGGCTTCATAAGCGGGACAAAGTCGGCGATGGACATCGTGCATGACTTTGGCAACGCCATACTCTCAGAGCTTGCAAGGATAGCAGCCCAGAGGCTGGCGGCGAACATAATCGGCGGATTGCTCGGAGGCGCGATGAGGGGCTCGTCCGGCGGATACAACATAATGACAGGAGGCGGCTTTTTCAATCTGCTCCCTTTTCGCGACGGCGGCGAGGTCGAAGTGCCTCGGTTCGCCTACGGCGGCATAAAGGGAAAAGGAAACGGCAGGAGCGACTCAATCATCGCGCTTGTCTCGAACGGCGAGTACATCATGACGGCGAAGGCGGCAGCCGCATACGCCCCCATACTTGACGCTATGAACGCAGGGAAGTTCGCTGACGGCGGATACGTCACGGCGCCGTCGCTCTCGTCGGGCGGCGGATACGTGCCGTCGGGACTCGGCGGGATGCGCGGGGGAGTGGTCGTGAACATCATAAACAACACGAGCGACACCGAGGCAAAAGTACAGGAGACAAGGTACGACGACACGCTGGGACAGACTGTCTGCGACATAGTGCTTGACCATGCCCAGCGCAACGTGGGCGGCTTCGGCACGAACATGAGAACGGCACTGGGGGCAAAATAAATGAGATTTCCGTCCGACATAATCCCAAGATACCCGAGGGCAACTGGATGCTCGGGGAGCTACAAGATGAGCGTTGCTGACTCGACCATTACTACAACAACCGACGCGAACTACAGGCACACCCGCCCGAGGACGACACGGATGGTTCGCTCATGGACTTTCTCGTACAACGCCCTGAGCGATGAGCAGTACGGGCGGCTTGTCTCCTTCTTCGAGGCCGTTGGAAAGTTCAAGTCATTCACCCTGAGCAACCCGATTGACGGCAGGGACCATGAGGTGCGGTTCACATCGGGCTTCACGTTCCAGTACGCATCGGCGGGCTGGCAGGGGACACTTACATTTGAGGAGGTCTGAGCATGCAGGTGTGGTCAGAGGTTGCGACGCTCGCAAAGAACAGCTTGGAGAACGACGGCGCGTTCCTCATGTTCCTTCAGATAAACTGCAAGGGCTTGGAGGAGATAAGGCTCGTGAGGAACACGGAGGACGTCACATGGCAGGGAAAGGAATGGACGAGGTTCCCGTTCACGATTGAGACGGGCGGCGAGGACGGAAAGACCATCCCTGCCCTCAACATACAGATTTCCAACTGCAACGGGATAGTGCAGGCGTACATCCAGCATTACAACGGCCTCTGCGATGCGGACGTCAAGCTCATGGTGGCATATTCAAAGAACCTTTCCAACCCATGCCCTGAGTTTGAGCTCGACTACACGATAAGCCAGACATCGTACGACGAGCAATGGGTGAAGTTCACGCTCTCGGCATCGTCCGAGCTCTACAACAGATATCCGAGGGACAAGTACATCAACGATTTCTGCCCCTTCGAGTGCGGCGATGTGAGATGCGGGTACACGGGGAACGACAAGTGCAGCAACACGCTCAAGTCATGCCGGATTCCGTCAAGGTTCGGCGGCGAGCCAGGAATGACAACGACGAGGTGACGAGAAATGTACTACGAGGACCTGATCGGCATACCGTTCAAGGACGGCGGACGAGGGAAAGACGGGATTGACTGCTGGGGCCTTGTCATGCTGCTCCTCAAGAGGCAGGGATACAGGAACATAAGGAACTACGACATATCCGCATTCAGCATGAGGGAAATAAACGATGAGATTGAGAAGGAAAGAAATTCGTGGCGAAAAATAAGTAATCCCCGCTATGGCTGCGTGGTGCTTATTGCCAATGGCTGCACGAGCGACGCAAACCATGTCGGAATCGTCGTGGACAACAACAAGTTCATCCACTGCTACGCATACTCAGGCGTGTGCCTTTCGTCGCTAAAGAGGTGGCGAGGGCACATACTGGGATATTATCTGCCGCCCGAGGGAGTGAAAAACAGTGATACAGATAGTGACGGTAACAAACCCGTTTGAGCCGAGGATAAGCGAAAAGGAGGAGACCGTATGCCTTGGCATGCCAATCTCATGCTGCTTCTCGGCTGACATCCTTTCGGGGAGGGACATATACCTCGACGGCGCTATCGTTGCGCGTGAGGAATACGCCACGACGATACCGCTTGACGGGAGCCAGCTCATAATCGTTCCACACATAGGCGGTGGCGGCCTCAAAAAAGTCCTGAGGGTGGTTGCGACCATCGCTCTCACGGCATGGGCAGGCGCGATAATAGGAGGGGCAGGGATATTCGGCTACTCGCTGGCAGCGCACAGCATCGGGGCATTCCTCGCCGCAGGCGCTGTGATGTACCTGGGCGGGCGGCTCATAAACTCAATCTTTCCGCAGCAGGCGGCAACGCTCGGCGCTGGGTACCGAGACCATGAGCTAACACAGACATACGGGTGGGACCTTCCGACCGTCGCCACCAATGAGGGCGGCATCATAGGCGAGACATTCGGCACCTGCATACCGCAGCCTCAGCTGCTCGAGGAGCACGTCGAGACAGCAGGCGACGGCAAGCAGTACCTTAATCTTCTCTACTGCGGCGGCTACGGGCCTGTCGATTCGATAACCGACATAAGGATTGACTCGACTCCGATAGATAATTTCTCGAACGTGCAGATGGAGACGAGGCTCGGCACGAACGACCAGACGCCGATATCTTTCTTCACGAACACGCCTGTCGATCAGAGCGTCGGGCTGATGCTCGACAAGGACAAGGCACTCATACGCACGACCGACTCGACGATGGCCGGCGCATTGGAGGTCACGCTCGAGTGGAACAACGGCCTGTATCATCTGAACGACAACGGGAGCTATGGCAATGCGTCCGTCACGGTCGAGATAAGCTACAGGCGCACAAAGCCAAAGACAGACTGGACAACGGCCGGCAATTACACCATAACAAACAGCACATCCGACGGCTTCAGAAGGTCGTTCCGAATAGCGAACGGCCTCGAGCCGTCCCAGTACGACGTTAGGGTGAACCTTGTCTCAAGGGACAGCGGCAGCCGCAACATGACGCTCACATCGTGGTCAATTCTGACGGCCTACAACAACGGCGTGTATGCCCGCCCGAACAAGGTGCTCATAGGCATGAGGATACTCGCAACGAACCAGCTGTCGGGCGGCATCCCGAATGTCAACTGGCGGCAGACGAGAAAGACTGTGCACGTTTTCAATCCGAATACCCGCAAGTATGAGGAGAAGGACGCGAGAAATCCTATATGGGCCGCATACGACATACTTCATGGGGCAAGATGCCTCAAGAACATGAACACAGGGAAATACGAGTATGTTGTGTTCGGATGCAGCCACAAGTGCCTCGACGTGTACTACGACCAGTGGTGCGAGTCTGCGGCATACGCAGACGAGAAGGTGGCCGACCAGTACGGGCAGGAGGAATGCCGTTTCAGGTTCGACGCATACTTCGACACGACGCAGAGGCGGTTCGATGCGGCGACAAAGGCTGCGGCCGTGGGGCACAGCGCAATCATAATACACGGAAGCAACTACGGCATCGTGACGGACAAGCCGGGGAAAATCACGCAGGTATTTTCGGAAGGGCGCACGACGATGTCAAGCGTCCAAGGAATGTTCACGAGCCGAGACGAGAGGGCAAAGTCCGTCGAGATAACCTACAGCGACGCGAACAATGACTTCAGGAACACGCAGTTCATCGTACGAAGCCCAAGCTACAACTTGGACGAGGATGGGCAGGACAACACCGCGCAGCTTAGCCTGTTCGGCGTTTCAAGCAGGAGCCAGGCGTACCGAGAGGGAATGATGGCTCTTGCGACGAACGAGAGGCAGCTGCAGTTCGTCGAGCTCGGCACGGACATCGACGGGCTGGTCGCGGAGTACGGCGACATCGTCGGGTACAGCCACACTGTCTCTCGGATAGGAATTGCCAGCGGGCGGCTGAAGTCGGCGACCAGCACGACCGTGACGCTTGACAAGGCCGTGGAGCTTTCAGCCGACAAGACATACGAGATATACGTGACACTTGCAAACGACAAGCTCATAAAGCGCGAGGTCGTGGCCTCGGATGCCGTCACCAATGTTCTGACGGTTACGGAGGCATTCGAGGAAGGGGCAATCCCAGAGGAGTTCGACAACTATGCGTTCGGCGAGACCAGCAAGGCCATAAAGCCTTTCAGAATAGTGGGCGCGAGCCGCGACGGCGACCTTCTCGTCAAGCTGAAGCTCGCTGAGTACGACGAGGCCATATACACTGCGGACACGAACTATGACTATTTCCCCGATGTCGACTACACGAACTATCAGGGGCTAAACGACAAATGGGGCACTGATGTGAAGAATGCCATAGAGGTCAATGAGGGGACGGCGGTCCACCGCAAGGAGACCGAGGACGGGTACAACATCATCGTCGAACGGAAGGCGTACGACAACGTCGTGCGCACTTTTCCGACAGTGGACGACATGATAAAGAACGGGCTTCTGAACATCGACTTCGGCTCTCGGCTCAGGACGCTCGGCTACTACTACGCTCAGGACGGAGGCGGAGCGGAGTACATCTGCCGCTACATCTATGACCCGCAGAACTACCCGTGGGCGTTCTATCTCGGAGAGTCACCGGAGTACGAGTACAAGATACTGACCGACGACAAGGGCAATCCGATGCTCGACGCAGACGGCAATTACCGATATGCGACCGACTCCAAGGGAAAGATGGTCGTTGCCACGGATGCCGATGGCAATCCAAAGCACAGGAAGATGTACGCGACCATCACGAGCACGACCGTCAACTATCGAATGTTCGGCGCGAGGCTTGACGGGCAGACCGACGACTACAAGCCGATATTCATGGCCCACAAGTATCAGAAGACATCCTTCACGACGGAGCCGCTGAGCGGCAGGAAGTACTACTACGTCAAGGTCGCCAATCATAATGGCATCATCAGGAAGGACAACGATGAGCCAATAATGTGCTGCGGCGACATTGACCTCTCAGGCTCCGAGCTTCTGGTGCGCGACTGCAATGCGACATGGTTCGGCTTCTACCTATGGGGAGACAACGATGAGGACTTCTACACGTATGAGCCGACCGACGCAACAAAGGCCACATACGTGAAGGACAGCTTCGTCATAGGCACGGCAGGGTATCTGAGCCAGCTCAGACAGAACGCCTTGCTGAGCCTCAAGGAGACGCCCTATGCCGTGCGCGACGACGCAGGTTATCTTTACTCGGAGCCGAGGTACGAGCTGCTCCTTCATACGTCTGACGGGGTGCTTGCAAATCCCATCACGGAGGACTGGAACGCAGCGGGCGGCCTCGAGATAAAGGCACCGATATCGAACTACCAGACGCACGAGATGTCGACTGAGACAGCGAACAGCCACTTTGAGATACAGTACGGCGTTATTCCGACGGCGCACTACTCGTTCAAGGGATGCGACGTGCGTATCGATGTCTCCGAGAACAAGTACTGCTCGGTGCTCTGGTGCAAGTGCCACAACGCGCACGTTCATGGCTTCAACTTTTACCCCGACCCGTCGAGGATGCACAACACAGTGTTCAAGAACACCATGATTTATATATGGGGCGCGTACAACGTGGAGGTCTCCGACGTGACGGGCTTCAACGCAGCCGGCAAGAAGCTCGACGGGGCAAACGCCACATCGGGCTACGTCATAAGGGCGACCAACTGCCTCAATCTTCATATCCACGATGTGAGCGTTCAGGGCTACTGGGGCGCGACTGCGATGAACTGCGTCAAGGACGTTCACATAGAGCGTGTCAACGTGAACCGCCTTGACATACACAACTACTTCTACAATCTCTTCATCGACCAGTGCAATCTGTTCAATCATGCCATTCAGATTGGCGAGGGCAGGGGGCTTTGCCAGATCACCAACTGCAACTTCTATGTGAACAGGCTCGATGCCGACAGCTACCCGAACGCGCATCTTCTCGAGTTCAACACGACCTATGGCCGCATATTCGAGGGCAAGGTGCTCATAGACAACTGCAACGTGTATCTCAAGGAGCCTGAGGACAACGAGTTCGATGTCTGCAGGATTGAGTTCTTTCCTGAGGCTGTTTCGACACTTGACCATTACAAGTTCCCCGAGATTACCATCAGGAACTGCATGTTCCACAGCTACACGCCGAACACGTATCTTGTCTATGTGTTTGTGGCAGGGAGCAGGAACTGTCGGACGTCGACAAAACCGCCGACAAACGTCAGGGACTATTGCAAGGACACGGGCAACGAGGACAAGGGCAGCCTCAACTGGCAGTACATCGGCAGGGGGCTCGACTGGGTGGATGACGGAAACGAGACCAACCAGAATGTCTTTGCCGGCGAGTTCATAAGGACGTATGACAAGCACACCGACAGCGACGGCAAGACAAACTTCTACAATCTCAATTATTTTCTTGTCACAGGCTCGGGAAAGACACTCGAGAAGAAGCCTGAGAACAAGCCGAATGACCTCAGCGGCCGCGAGTTCGCCAACGGCACCGCAAGGATGAGGCACGTGGAGTTCAGCGGATGGCAGGCCAACAAGGATTACAGGGTCGGCGACTTCTGCTTCACGGAGACATCCATGTGGCTGCCTGTTTTCTGCTGGAAATGCGTGACTGCTGGGAAATCAAACGGCTATCGGCCCGTGCACCTTGACGGGAAAGTCATCGAGGGACAGGACGTGTACCCCATGAGCCTCGATGCCTGCTGGTGGCAGCACGTCGGTAAAAAATCAGAGTTCGTTGACAAGACGTTCACGCCGAACATCGAGGTAAAGGCCGGCGAGCATTTATTCGCCGACCACAGGCTGTACAAGGTCATATCGGGCGGCAGGCTCGAGGAGATACCGCCGCAGAACACGGAGTGGAACGGCAGCTTTCAGATAGGCACGGCGACGCTCGGATTCATCGGAAAGGAATGGAGCCCGAAGACATGGTGGGCTGAAAACTCGTACTGCGTGTCAATCGGCTCAGACGGCAACGAGCACGTTTACCGCCTTGTGGATCAGGACGGAACAACCTCCGGCGAGGTGCCCGTTCGTGGCAATGCGAGGTGCATAGACGGCGACATGATATGGGAGAACACCACGTCGTCGGCGAACAAGTCATGGGCCGCGCGGACGCAGTTCTTCAACGGCGATGTGATAAGGAGCAACGGCAACAGCTACAAGTGCGTGTTTGACGGGCGGCTCGTAATGCCGAGCCAGATAGTGCTCGAGAACATATCAACCAACATGACGGTCGGCGGCGACGTGTTCGCGTTCTACAAAGGCACGGACATACCTACCAAGCTCGCTGGCGGCAGGAACAAATGGCGCATAAAGGTCGACAATGTCGACTTCTACCATTTTAATGACACCGTTTATTTCGGTCATGCCGGCAACCCGATGCCGACCATCACGGAATACAACGGCTCGACGTTTTCTCCGTCGGGCGGCGGCTCATCATCGGGCGGCAGTTCGTCATCAGGCACAAGTGAGGAGGATATTGACATGACAAACGTGTACACAAAGGAGGAGATTGATGCCCTCCTGCGGAACAAGGCGGACATCAATCACACGCATGACGGGAGGTATGTGACCCCGTCTGAACTCTCTACGCAGCTTTCAGGCAAGCTGGATGTGACAGATTCGAGGGTGCACAGTGCGTTGACGCTCGGCAGCTATGATGTGGACGAGAGCACGATAGGTGGCGGCAAGGTTCTCTTCTTCGATGCGGTTGACAGAAAACTTCGCTACAAGAGCATTGATGGAAGCGAAAGCAGCGAAACCACGGAGGACAAGAGGAAGAAAAATCCTTCGACAAAGATTTACACTCGCTCGCTGTTCGTCAGCGGCAATGGTACGAACTGCTCGTTTGAAGACATGACCTACGGGAGCAATTGCCAGTTCACGCCGCCCGAGGGAGCGACGAAGTTCCGCATCAGCGCGGATGTGGCGACGGATGCCGTCAAGGTCAGCGGCAACAGCTACATTGAGTTCGTGACGAAGGATGGAAAGACGAAGCAGAAAATCATGTTTGACGAGAAAGTGGCCAACGGCGCTGTAGTTGAGTGCAAGGCCAACGAGCTTTACGTCTTCGGCATACACATTGAGGCTGACGGCGCGACGACCATCGAGCTTGATATAGAGTGCGGCGGCTACGTCGAGAACGAGGCCGTCACTAGCACAGGAATTCCTTACTACAATCAGGAAACCAAGGAAGAGGCAAAAGAAGATACAAAGGAAGATACAAAGAAATCAGAGAGTTCAAATATATATTCCAAGAAGGTCACTACCGTCAAGGGGACGGGCGGCACGATATGCTTCGAGAACTGGGATGCAAGCAAGGATTATCAGTTCGTCATCCCGAAGGGAGTGACGAGATTCAAGGTCGGAATGGTTTCGACTGCCACTGTAAGTCCAAGCAGCTACCTCTCCTTCATCGACGCTGACTGGAACAAACAGATAAAGGCGACGAGCGGAGCCGTGGTTGCCTGCACCGGGGGAAAGACCTATGCTTTCTGCCCGTGGATTGCAACCAACGCAGCTGCGAGCGTCGAGATAACGATTGAGTGCGGCGGCGATGTGGAAAAATCCAATATAACCATGTCTGATGTTCCTTATTACGCTTGACGGAGGTGACGAAATGGACAGCTCATACATTCCGCTGATAATATCCAACGCCCTTTCCTTGTTCGTGGCAATCCTCTCGCACCGAATAAACAAGAGGATGCAGGAGCGCGACGAGAAGGAGCGGCAGGAGGCAATCATTCGGGAGGAGGCAGTGCAAAAAAGGCAGATGGAGCATGATGCGCTTATCGCGGGGCTCAGAGCAATACTTCGCGACAGGCTCATCAATGCTTACAGGACATATGGCGAATGGGAAGAAATTCCGCTGTACGTCAGCGAAAATATACAGAAGATGTATATGGCTTATCACAATGTCGGAGGGAATGACACAGTGACTAAACTGTATGAGATACTTATGGATAAGCCGTGCATCGGGGGCGAGCACAATTAAGAAATACATTCTCAGATTTGCAAAATGGGCGCAGGCTAATTGGCTTGCGCTCGTCATTTTCATGGTGATTGTTATGATGTCGTTCCTTGCCTTCGTCATGTTCTCATGGAGCGTGGGTTTCTGGTCGAACGCCCTCTACGGGACACGCTTTGAACTGGGGTCATGCTGGCAGGGAATAACGGTCGTCATAACAGGGCTTGGCGGCGTGGCAGCCCTCGCGAAAGCTGCATGGACTGTCTACGCGACCGACTCAAAGTACAACAGCAAATACGGCGAGAAGCCGATGAAAGGGGAATACGACGATGGCTCGAGGGATTGACGTTTCGGAATTGAATGGTTTTGTTGACTGGAATGCCGTCAAGGATGCGGGGATTGAGTTTGCGATTATCCGCCTTGGCTACGGCAACCAGCACCTTGATGAGAACTTCTACGCGAACATCAACGGGGCGATTGATGCCGGACTCAAGGTCGGCGTCTACTACTACAGCTACGCGCTCTGCGTGAGCATGGCAATAATCGAGGCAAGATATGTCATACGTGTTTTGAGTGATGCGGGGCTTACTCCGGACAAGCTGCCGATGGGCGTGTGGTTTGACATGGAAGATGCTGATGGCTACAAAGACGATAATGGGATGCCCGACGACAGCACCATCACTGCCATGTGCAAGAGTTTCGTTGATATCCTAAGAAATCACGGATATCAGCACACAGGCATATATGCGTCGCTTGCCTGGCTCGAGGACAAGATAAACATGATTGAGCTTAATGACGTTCCTGTGTGGTGCGCTGAATGGGGAAACGAATGCGACTGGGGCGGTGCCGAAATTTGGCAGTACACGGATTCACTTGAAGTTGGAGGCAGCGTATTTGACGGTGATTGGCAGATGGAGGCGGAAGAATGAATGGAAAAGAGATTGTTCGCAGGCTTAGGGATAAGGCCAGAAACATTGAGGACATTGACATTGTTTATGTTGTTTGCATTGTCAGTTTTCTGCTTTCTTTCGCCATCCTGCTCAGCGGCATCAGCAAGTGGCTCGGGGGAGGCGATGTACCTCGTGACGGAGACGGAGCTGTCCCAGCTGGAATTGAACTTGAGCGAGCTGCAGACATTGAGCGAGAGGCAGAGGTCAGAATTAGAGAGTCTCAAAGCACAGCTGAGGACATCGCAGGAGAGCTTAATGAGAGCGAGGCAGGAATCCGAGAAGCTGAGGATGCAGCTTCAAGAATTGAAGGAAACAATGACAGAGCAGAAATCCTCATTGGAGAATGCCAATCGGTTATTGACGGAATACGCGAAAGAGGAAAAATCGAGGCAGGAACGTATTGAGCGTCAGCGTGACGCAGCCTACTACATTGCAGGAATTTTGGCGATTGCCTGTGCCATAAAGTAAATTGGAATTGACAGTAAAGCCGTACAAGGATATAAGGAATTTAATAGCTCGTGGGATTGAATCCTGCGAGCTATTTTTATGCCCTTTTTTTCGTTGCAAAGCCTTGCAATCAAGGGCGTTCAGAGTGATTAATAGCATGATACAAGGAGTGATACCTATGACCACAAGAAGCACGATTACTTGGGAGGACAGGAACAGGAAGCCCACGAAGGAGCAGAAAAAAGAGCTGTTCCTGCGAGAAACGAGATACCAGCTGGCAGTACATTTCTTAAGGAATGAACGCGATGAAGGAAAGCTCACTATGGACGAGTACAAAAAGGCTCGGGCGGAAATGGCGCGCCGTTTTCATCCCGCCCTCGAGGAGCTCATAACCGCTCCGTCGCTTGGAGATGAATGGGATGCATATCTTAACGATTAAGCCAAAGCTTAAGCTCGATATTGCCGTCAAGCGTGTGGCGGCATACATCAGAGTGTCATATCTTGACGAGCACACATCCCACTCTTTGGAACGCCAGAGGGAATACTTCAAGGCATTGATTGCCGGCAATCCAGAGTGGTCCTCAGCCGGCATCTTCTGCGACAGCGGAAAATCGGGCACGGGCATAGATAAAAGGAATGGCTTCAAGGCCATGATTGCCGAGTGCGAGGCAGGGCGCGTCGACATGGTAATCACAAAATCAATCAGCCGCTTTGCAAGGAACACCGTCGACCTGCTGAAGGCAATCCGAAGGCTGAGGGAGCTTGGCATTGCCGTATGGTTTGAGAAAGAGAGGATAAACACTCTCACGTCGACTGGCGAGCTAATGATAACTCTTCTTGCCTCATACGCCGAGGAGGAGGTAATGTCCATAAGCCAAAACGTAAAATGGGGAATACAAAAAAGATTCAAAGAAGGGAGACCCCAATGCTGTCAGCGTGTGTTCGGGTATGTGTGGGACGAGGATAAGGCCGGATATGTAATAAAGGAGGATGAGTCAGCGATAGTCAGAAAAATGTATGATGACTTCCTGAGCGGGATGTCGCCATACCAGATATGCAAGCGGCTCAAGGCTGACGGCATCACGACCGTTCGAGGCAAATACGCCAGCACCGGCAACTTGCTCAGGATGCTCTCGTCTGAGTTCTATCTCGGGCGGCTTGTGCTTCAAAAGACATTCGTCGCTGATTCACTCACGCACAAGCGAGAGACAAACAACGGCGAGCTGCCTAAGTATGTCGTCGATGACGACCACGAGGCCATAATCGATGATGAGACATTCCAAAGGGCGCAGGAACTTATAAGGAAACGGCAGGAGCTAGGCCTCAAGAAAAGAGCCAATCTGAACATATACCCGTTCACGCAGATGGTGGTGTGCGGGAAGTGTGGCAGCTACTATCATCGCCATGTCGGGCACAAGGAAAGCTCAGAAAAGACCACATGGATATGCGGGACACACAGAAGGAGCGCGAGAAAGTGCAGGAACAGGAACGTGCCCGAGTGGGTGCTGATGGAGAAGTCGGCTGAGGCACTCGGGCTGAAGGAATTTGATGCGGAGACTTTCAAAGAGAATATTGATCACGTAGTGGCCAACGAGGATGACTCGCTGGCCTTTTGTTTTAAGGACGGGCGGGTAACCGTCACGAAATGGAAGGGGATAAGAAAATGCGCACAGTCACGGAAATACCAGCGACGATAGACAGGTACACTCACTCATCGCTTGTGGCAAAAAAGAAAAAGAGGGTGGCAGGCTACGCCAGAGTCTCGACGCAGTTCGAGGAACAGCAGGGAAGCTACATTATGCAGATGAAGTACTACAGGGACTACATAAAGGCTCATGATGACTGGAAACTCGTCAAGGTCTACGGCGATGATGGCGTTTCGGGCACGAGCACATCAAAGAGGGGCGACTTTCAGGCAATGATGAAGGACGCGCTGAAGGGCAAGATTGACATGATAGTTACAAAATCAATCAGCCGTTTCGGACGCAACACGGTTGATACCCTTGTTGCCGTAAGAAAGCTGAAGGAGCGAGGCATAGGGGTCTACTTCGAGAAGGAGAACATCTACACGCTGGATACGAAAGGCGAAGTTCTGATAACCATAATGTCCGCGCTCGCGCAGGATGAGAGTCGCAACATATCCGAGAACACCACATGGGGTCATCGCAAGAAGTTCGCGTCGGGTCGTTTCAGTCTCGCATACAGCAAGTTTCTCGGCTACGACAAGGGGCCTGATGGAAAGCTCGTCATAAATGAGGAGCAGGCAAAGGTCGTGCGGCTCATATACAGGCTGTTCCTCGAAGGCTATACGCATAAGCTGATATGCAGGATTTTGGAAGAGAAAGGCATAAAGACGGCAGCCGGCAGAAGCAAGTGGTATTGGCTTGGCGTCAACGGTGTCCTCACGAATGAGAAATACAAGGGCGATGCGCTCCTTCAAAAGACGTTCACCACGGACTTTCTGACGAAGAAGGAAAAGAAAAATGAGGGCGAGATACCGCAGTACTACATCAAGGATGACCATCCAGCGATTATTCCGCCCGCCATCTTCGACATGGTGCAGGACGAGATAGCAAAAAGAAAGAAACTCCACAGGAACTCGAGCGGAGAGGACTTGTTCATGTTCACGATAAAGTGCGGCAATTGCGGTGCATGGTATGGCAGAAAAACGTGGCACAGCAACGACAAGTACAGGAGCCACAAGTATATCTGCAACAGCAGATACGACAAGGGCAAGAAAAAATGCCCGTCGCCGGCGCTCACCGAGACCGATATTGTAAATGTCTACATTAAGGTCGTGAACAAATTATTCAGGGGAGTCCAGCAGGATGTGGTTGACGGCATAGCGTCATTGAAGGAAGTTATGCCGGACAAGGCCGACGTGTTTGAGAGGCTTGCCGCCCGACTGACTGATGACAGAAAGCCTATCAAGGCATACGACAGAGAGCTCTGGCGGAACTTCATCGATGAGATTGACGTTTTCCCAGACATGCACTTCAACGTGAAGCTGAAAGACGAAAGTACAACAACAGTATACTTGGATTGAAAAATGCGCCATATCCCACTCAAAATGGGGTATGGCGTATTTCTTTTTATTTGGAACTATATTATAATGTTTAATTAGCTCCATGATAACCGAATAATGAATGAACTTGTTTATTTTTCTGAAATTTAGCCTTATTCTGCTGTCTTAAAGTACACTTTTTTACACCTTTTGACTTTATTTTGAAAGCCTTAAATCCCTTTAAAATCAAGGCTTATAAGGATTTGTGGTATCAAGCATTTTGGGCGGAGGACCCGGACGTATGCATGGTCGGTGAGATACGCGACGAGGAAACGGCGGAAATCGCGATAAGAGCGGCGATGATAGGACGGCTGATTTTCACGACGCTTCATACGGGCAATGCGGTAGGGTCTATATTCAGACTGCTCGATATGGGCATAAAGCCGTATTTACTCTCGGCGGCGCTCTTGGGCGTCATGGCGCAGAGACTCGTGCGCAGGCTATGCCCGTATTGCAAGGAGCAATACGAAATATCAAGCAACACGGCGGATGCGCTTTTCATGGGGCGCCATTTTGAGCACGGAATGATGGCCTATAGGGCGGTTGGCTGCGACAAATGCAATCACACGGGCTACATCGGGCGCATAGCCATTCATGAAATGCTGGAAATATCTGATGATTTGCGAAATGCAATAACGTATGAACATGAGTATGTCAAAATCAGCGACATCGCAAAGAAAACAAACATGGTGCCGTTGATTGATGATGGAATAGAAAAGATAAAATGTGGGAAGACAAGCATCGCTGAGGTCAGGAGAGTGCTCTATGGCGGATATTGA